GTTAGTCAGTGGCACTCCAGCCGAAACATTCAGTTAAACGCAATAGAAACGGGAGCACACAATGAAGTTACCAATTACTATCGAATACACATCAGGCGAGTTCGGTACATATACCGCGCAGCCGCCAGAGTGGGCGAAGTGGGAAAACAAAACTGGACTTACCATTTCGCAAGCGCAAGAGAAGATTGGCATTTCGGATCTTCTCTTTCTTGCGTGGAATGCGATGAAGCGCGAATCAGGTGGCAAGCCCATAAAGGGCTATGAAATCTGGTGCGAGACGGTTGCAGATGTGACAGTAGGTGAAGTAGCCCCAAAAGCTACGCCGCCGGAAGCGTGAATCGGATCCTTGTTGATCTAGCAATAGCGACAGGGATACCGATGAGCGAATGGATCACGGCGGAGCAGATCTATACGGCAATGGAGATATTGGAGAAGCAGAATGAGCGACAAGGTTGAGATTGCCTACGATAAGGCAGATCTACGCCGCGTTATAGGTGCATTCAAGGCCATGAGCGAAGAGGCCACGATTCAGGCCAAGCAAGAGTCGTCAGCTCTGGCACAGTTCGCACAGGGCAAAATTGTTGAGGCTTCTGGCAGGACTTTCAACAAAGCCGACAATCGCATCGCTCAAGGTTCCAGAGTCTCAAAGTCGTCAAAGATTGGCGAGTTATCCTTTGGCTTTGCAGCTCAAAAGTTTTCAGGCGGCGGAACAACTCAGCAGCTCTGGGGCGGTTATGAGTTTGGATCTAATAAGTTTAAGCAGTTCCCAATCTGGTCAGGCAAAGAAGGTCGCGGCTCGCGCGGTTGGTTTATTTATCCGACACTACGCGAAATACAGCCAGAGATCATCGCCAAGTGGGAAAATGCATTTGATAAGATATTGAAGGAATGGTGATGGCTGGACAAAGTAGAACACTTAAGCTTTCAATTCTGGCCGATGTAGATCAACTCAAAAAATCGCTTGCATCAGCCAATGGCGACGTTGAAGATTCATCAAGCAAGCTAGGCGAGTTTAGCAAGAAGGCAGGGCTGGCATTCGCAGCAGCGGCAGCAGCCGCCGGAGCCTACGCAATCAAGCTTGCAGTCGATGGAGTCAAGGCTGCAATAGAAGATGAAGCGGCGCAAGTAAGACTGGCTACGGCTCTCAGGAATGCAACTGGCGCAACAGATGACATGATTAAGTCGGTTGAGCAGCAGATTCTCAAGCAATCTCTGGCCACTGGTGTCGCAGATGATAAATTGCGTCCAGCTTTGCAGAGACTTTCGCTATCGACTAACGACGTTACAAAGGCTCAGGATCTTCTGACTCTTGCGCTCGACATATCACAGGCCACAGGCAAAGGACTTGATGCCGTTGCTAACTCTCTAGGCAAGGCATACGACGGCAACACGGCAGCCCTTGGCAAGTTAGGCATCGGATTATCTGCCGCCGAATTAAAAACAATGACATTTACAGAAGTGCAAGGCAAGCTCTCGGAGCTATTTGGTGGCGCAGCAGCAGCCAACGCAGAGACATTCGCTGGACGCTTGCAGATTCTAAAAGTGACCTTTGATGAAGCCAAGGAATCAGTTGGTGCACAGCTGTTGCCAATTATACAAAAGCTTGTTGAGTTCGTCGTCAATGAAGTCGTGCCAGCCCTTGGCAAGTTTGCAGATTTTTTTAAGCCAATTACTAACGCGATAGCGGCCAACAAAGAAGAGTTTGCCACATTTATTGCATTTATTCAAAAGTATGTTGTGCCAGTTCTGGTCAATGTGCTTGGCGGTGCGTTTAAGGTTGTTGCAGAGATTGCTGGTGGTGTTATCAATGTTATCGGAGCAGTCGTAGGCGGCCTCAACACTTTAATAGCCGGAGCAGTTGCAGGAATCAATGCACTAATCCGCGTGTATAACTCAATTCCATTCTTGCCTAATGTCGGGCTTATTTCAGCTCCATCAATTAACGTTCCAAGCGTCTCGGTTCCAAGCGTTGGCGCAACCACTGCCGTTCCCAAAGTATTAGTGCCATCAGTATCTAGTGGCAGTGGATCAGGCTCTGGCGGTGGCGGCGGCGGTGGTGGCGGTTTAATGGCAGCCATGTCAGGGGCAGCAAGTGCAGGTGGCACAAGCTTCTCAACAGCTTTAACTCAATCGGCAGCAATACGCCGCGCAGAGTTAGCATCAGGATCGACTATCAACGTGACAGTCAACGGGGCAATCGACTCAGAAGGCACAGCTCGGACAATAGTGAACACACTTAACGATTCGTTCTATCGAGGCACAGGCGGCGCTGGCCAACTTCAGGCAATTTAATGACTCAATGGGCTCCAGTTTGGCGCGTTAAAATTGATGGCACTGATGTCACTGATTCAGTCATCGCCAATCTGACAATTACGTCAGGACGCACAAATATCTACACACAGGCACAAGCTGGCTATTGCTCAATCACTTTGATCATCTTCGGTCAGGCTGCCCTGCCGTATGAAATCAACAATTCGCTATCAATTGAAGTTCAGGACACATCGGCAGTCTATGTGCCAATTTTTGGCGGCTCCGTCGTAGACATCTCGGTCAGCGTCTCTCAGGTCGGCTCTAGTGCTTACACTCAGGAAGTCACCATGACGGCTCTAGGAGCCCTTGCAAGGCTCCAGAAGGCGCTCACAGATGGAGTCTTAGCACAGGACTTTGATGGCAATCAGATAGAGACAATCCTGCGCGAAGTGCTTTTTGCACAGTGGCAACAAGTCCCAGCGGCGCTCCAGTGGAATACCTATGATCCGACAACTCAATGGCAAGATGCCGAGAATACTGGCCTTGGCGAAATCGACACTCCGGGCAATTATGAGCTGGCACAAAGGGCATCTAATCGCGCAGTGGTCTATGACATTGTGGCAGCTTTAGCCACATCTGGACTTGGCTACCTTTACGAAGATGCTCAAGGCCTAATTTCCTATGGTGATTCTTTGCATCGGACGGTTTATCTTTCGACCTACGGATACACAGATCTAACAGCCAATCAAGCTTTAGGTCAAGGCATCACCATTAAGACACGCGCAGGAGATGTCCGAAATAACTTGACTATAAAGTTTGGCACAAACTCGGCCAGTGAAGTCTCTGATACCGATGAAGCATCCATTGGTTTTTATGGCGACTTGGCACAAATCATCACAACCACGATTAAACATTCAGCCGATGCGACATCTCAAGCCGCTTTCTATCTAGCCCTTCGCGCTTATCCACAACCAATCTTTGACTCAATTACCTACGCGCTCACCAATCCAGAGCTTGACAATGCCGATCGAAATGCTCTGATTAATATATTTATGGGTCAGCCCATAGCACTCAATGACCTGCCGTCTAATATGTCTGCTGGAGTCTTTCAAGGCTTCGTCGAAGGCTGGACATTTCGCGCATCTTTTAACGAGCTATCGGTCACGCTTTTAATGTCGCCACTGGCCTACTCACTGCAAGCCATGCAGTGGAATGATGTGCCAATAGTAGAGCAGTGGAATACCGTGTCGCCGACTTTAGAGTGGGAATATGCCACAATAGTCTCCTAAGGAAAGGAAAGTCTCATCGCAAATCCAACAACAAACTATGGTTTTATATTACCTACAGCAACTGATTTGGTTACGGATCTCCCAGCCGACTTTGACGTTGCGTTGCAGGGCGTGGACACACGACTAAAAGCATTACAGCCGGGAACGACGGCCGGTGATCTTTTTTATGCATCTGCAACGGCTAATGTCAATACACGTCTTGGAATCGGATCAACATCGCAAGTTCTTACAGTAGTTTCAGGCGTTCCAGCGTGGACGGCGGCAAGTAGTGGCGGAATGACTTTGATTTCTACAACTGCAATAACTGCAACGGCTTCAGTAGATTTAACTTCAATCCCGCAAACTTTTAACGAATTAGTAATAGTTGTAGATGGCGCGTTTGAAAACTCAGGTGCTAACCAAGCTTTAACTTTTAACAATGGCACAACTCTTTACAGTAGTGTATTTATGCAGGGTGCTAACGCTAATACAGTAACCGTGACTACATCAACCGGTAGCATACAGATAGCAAGTGCGCTAAGATTCGTGGCGGGTTCAGGCAGTGGATCAGTTGTTGAACGCATACCCAATTACACAACGGCCACAATGGCTAAAAATTGTTCAGCAAATGGTTATGGTGGCAACGGCACAACTTTTGCTGCTGGTGGCGTGGGAGCAATAGCAGCAATCACAAGTGCAAAAATAACTTGGGGCGGTACACCGACCGCGCAAGGTAATGTCTATTTATACGGAGTCAAATAATGAGCCACCTAATTACAGTCACAAACTGCGAAACTGGTCAAACAATTCAACGCGAAATGAACGAAGATGAATTGGCACAATTTAATCTTATTAAAGCGCAACAAGCACAACAAGCCCAAGCAGAAGCGCAACTAGAGGCCGACAAAGCAAGCGCAACGGCTAAACTGGAAGGACTTGGTCTTACTGCCGATGATCTAAAGGCGTTGGGATTGTAAATGTATCCAGACGGCACTGTTGCCAAAATTATTGAAGTTGCACTGGGCGAAATTGGCACAGTAGAGACTGGCAATAATCTGACGAAGTACGGCAAATTCACAAAGGCCGATGGTCTGCCGTGGTGTGGATCATTCGTAAATTGGTGCTTTGATCAAGCTAGCGTAAAGATTCCATCGATGGTCTCAACGGCTGCCGGTGCACATAAGATGAAAGAGCTCGGCCGATTCTTTGAATCTGCTCCAGCACTTGGCGACTTATGCTTCATGGACTTTCCACACGATGGCATTGATCGAATTTCACATATAGGCATAGTGGTTAAGGTTGGCTCATCAAGCGTCCTTTGCATTGAAGGCAACACGTCTGGCGATGGAGATCAGCGCAACGGCGGCATGGTGATGCTTAAGCGTCGCTATATTGGCAAGGAGATAGTGGGTTTCGCTCGCGCTCGATTGGTCACTTATGCAGGAGACTATCCAGTGGTCGAGCCACTTCCACAGGCAAAGCCGAAAAAGGAGAAAAAGAAA